CGGTAACATGCTCTCCATGGTTACAGGACAGCGAAAGGGAAGTACTTATTATGTATTGAAAGAGTTCTATTCTTTGCCACCACAGACGGCACGCGAATTGGCGGATGCTTTCCTGGCATACTTCGCACCGATGAAGCGCAAGGTGCTGAAGCTGTACTATGACCGTTCCATGAACAACTACAAGCGTGTGAAGTCGGACATGGCCACACAGATAAAGAACTGCCTCGAAAAGTATGCCGACGGTTCCTCTACTGGTTGGAGTGTGCAGCTGATGTCTTTGAATCAAGGGAATATCGGTAGTAACTTGGAGTATCGTTTCATGCAGGACTTGATGTCCGGGAATCTCCAGCGTAGACTTTTCTTACTCAAGATAGACCAATACAATTGCCGTAATCTCAAGAGTGAAATGGAGGTGACCAGGACCAAGTCCGTGACCGACCGCAATGGGACTACCATGGTGGTAAAGGAAAAGACTGGGGATAAGTTGCCGACAGCAAGGCTGCCCAAAGAGTCCACCAACTTGACCGATGCTTTCAAGTATCTGATGATGCGTAAGGAGTGGTTGCGTGTTTGGCAGTCCAAAGGCACTGCCTATATCGGTTGAAATATTAAAATGGCTTTCTGCGCCCTTCCAACGTGGTTGGAGGGGCATTTTCATATAGGAAAAACCTTGCTTGAGGTGGGATTTCGTCACATTTCCCCTTTGAAAAAACATTTGCAATTGCAACTCCACGGCGGTGCGGCTCGGGCATCGGAGCGATTCCGTTTCTCAATTTTGAGAAACGGGGGTGGTTTGTTTGTTGGTTTTGAGGTACTTGGATTTTCAAGTACCTTTTTTTATGGGAAAAGTCGCCCCTTTTTTTGATGAAGTCAACCCGATTGGGATTGACCCCTCGTCGTTTCCGCTGCTTTTGCACTGTATAACTTTGTTGTATAGCACAAAAGCGATTCCGGAAACGACGAGTCTTTTTATACCCCTTGCAGGGAGAGAGGTTTCAATGTTTTGGTAGGGAAGTAAACTTCCTTACCTGAACATTTTTCCTTGCCTTGCTCTACTTCTCTGCTCTTCGCCCATTGTTCGATTCCCTCTCGCATCCGATGTTCCGCTTTTGACGGCTGCAAAGGTATATGTTCCGCTCCAGCTGTCAAGAACGGGCGATGTCCGCTTAAAAAATCTCCACCCGTTGGGTCGTATTCTGTGCCGCTGGTTTTAGGCGGATTCTTGTCGTGCTCTCTCCGAACACCTTTTGAAGCAGCGTAAAAAGGCGAAACATACCCGGACGCGAAAGTGACGGAATTAAAAAAAAGCTCAGAGCAGGTAGAGCAAGATTTGAAAAGGCTCACACCCCTCGGCTCAAGTTCAAGAATCAATTAAAAATTTAAGGATATGGCACAGCAAATCAATGAACAATTCAAAGCGCAGTGGGAAAAACCGATGTTCACTTTCTTCGATTATCTGCCGACCAAGTATGAAGCAAACAAGGATGAATGGAAGGTACGCAAATTGATATGGGATTTCAAAGAGGGTAAAAGAAGTAAGGCAGTAGCCAAATTGGTGGCTACACAGATGCGGAAGCAGTTCGGTAGTACTTGTGACACGCTTGTATTCGCTTGTGTTCCTGCAAGCACACCCGAATCAAACGCACTCCGATACGAAGAGTTTGCCGAAGAGGTTTGTCGGTTGACAGGTGCACGCAATGCGTACAAGGCCATCAGGGTAGAGGGTGAACGCCTTGCCATTCACGAAACAAAGTGCGGAAAGTCGATAACCACAGTGAACACCATCGACTTTGACAGAGAGTTTTTCAATGGAAAACGGGTGGTTTTGTTTGATGACGTGATAACACGAGGTTTCAGTTATGCCCGTTTTGCTTGTGAATTGGAGTATTTCGGTGCTGAAATTTTGGGAGGTTATTTCTTGGGTAGAACATTAAATCTGCAATGATATGAGAACACTTTTTGACAATGATATGAGAACTTTGAACGAATCCGAGTTAGTGTACAAGATAGCCAACCGAAAGAAAATGGAATTGGCGGAAGATTATACCTTTGAAGATGTGATAAACCAACTCACACCAGGACGTAAGGAGGTAGCAGAGGCGGCCGTTGAACTTTACATCCGACTGAAAGCGAAGAAGGAGGTCACTCCGCAGATTGCGAGTTCTAAAGATGTTTATCGTCAAATGGTGGGCTTGATGGCTAATTTGTCGGTGGAAGAATGTTGGTGTATCTACTTGAACCAAGCAAGCCGAGTGATAAAGAAACAACGCATTTCAAAAGGTGGGTTGACAAGTACAATGGTAGATGTTCGGGTAGTGATGAAAGAGGCTCTTTTGTGTGGTGCGGCTGCTTTGGCTTTGGTTCATAACCACCCGAGCGGAAGCACCCGACCAAGCCGAGAAGATGATAATCTGACACGTCAAGTGTGCCAATCTTGCGAACTGATGAATATTCGGATGGTTGACCATGTGATAGTAACGGATAGTGATTTTTATAGTTATGCCGATGAAGGCAGAATCTGATAGGGTGGGGAGGCGGTCGCCCATTCTTTTTGCTCGCACGCTCACAAAAAGAATGGGACCCGTTTCGGATGATTGGGAAGTGAACTTCCTGAACATTTATTTTCCCCGTTCCTTGAACCACGGAGGGGAATTTTTTTATTTGGTAATAAAATTATTACTCAAAAAGTTGCAGGTAATAAAATAATTACCTATCTTTGTAGTGTAATAATAAAACAGAAAGATATGCCAACAATTTTAATTTTATTCGGTTTAAAATTTAGAATCTATGTCAGAGACCACGAACCTATTCATGTTCATGTTATCAGTCAAGATGGTGAAGCGAAATTCAAAGTAGGTGAGGAAGTAAGCTTGATGGAAAATAAAGGCATGAAACCTAAGGATTTGAAACTTGCAGAAAGCATCATCGAGGAAAACAAGGAATTGGTCATTACAGAATGGATTAAGATATACGGCAAGTAAGCCGTATATCTCCACTATAAGAAAGGAGGTATTTATGAGAGCAAAAAGAGTTTGGTTTGAAGGTGAACGCATCTACATTGAGACGGATGACGGGCGTACCTTGTGGCAATCGATTCTTTATTACCAGAGATTGAAGAATGCTACGGATGAGCAACGCAATGATTACGAGTTGGGTCATTTCGGTATTCATTGGGAGGAGATTGATGAGGATATTTCCTACGAAAGCTTTGAATATGAAAATCCGGAACCGACGGGTATTTCGCGCATATTCTTGACTCATACGGAATTGAATGCTTCGGCTGTAGCTCGTAGATTGGGTATTCAGCAAAGTTTGTTGGCACAATATATTAGAGGATTAAAGAAGCCCTCTGCTGAGCGTGAACAGAAGATTTTGGATACGATTCGGGAGATTGGTTGTGAATTAAGCGCGGTATAGTATTTAATAAAAGCGGAACTTTAATCGGTTCCGCTTTTTTTATACTTTTGCAGTGTAGACGTATTTCGCTTGACTAATAAATGTATTTTGAGGGTTACGGCTAAGGCTGGAACCCTTTTTTCATAAACGCTTAAGCGTTTTGCATAAAATGCCGAAACGTTTTGTCTTAAACGTGCTGACGTTATCAAAAAATATGTCTATATTTGTAATGCCGAATTAAAACCAATAAAATGAATCCCTTGTCAACGTGTAACCCGTAAAATCGGGTTCCGGGTGGTTCCGGTCGGCGCACGTTGATAAGGGATTCGCCATTTATAAATATGAGACCTGATGAATATGAATTGCCGGAAGGGCCGATGATTGAACCTGTCCGTCCGGAACCTGGCACTACAAAGCTGTAAGGGTAATAAAGAAAAACATGGAGGCCAGTATGCCTATAATGCAGGATATGATGGAGTATTTGAACTTTAACGTTCTGACTCTGTTATATGCTGCTTGTTCTTTAATAGCTCTTTCAAGTTCATTGATTTCATTAGTCAACAATGCCATCAGTTTGGTTTCGTCTTTAAATTTCTTGTCATTTAAAGTAGCAGTCCATTCGGGTAAATGGTAATCGGATGGTGCACGACCTATGGGCATGTGGTCTCTGGGTAGTACAACACCCAACATGAAGAAGATGGCAAATCCTATACCAACTGCAAAGAGTATCATAGAAAAGACAAATGCTAAATCTTCTTTCCAGTGCAGATATAGAAAACCGATGGTGGCAATGAATAGCGAAATGTATATGCCCAGAAGTGTGTATCCTCTACCTGTAGTGGCGGATTCCTGATCTCTCAAATCCTTCAGCCTTTCTTTTCCTTCGCTATGTACTTGCTTGAGAATGTCAGGTGACAAATGCTTGGCTGTTTGGTTGGTTAATTTGAATTCTTCCATAATCTGTTTCTTTTCCCACAAAGATACGGCTTTTTAAGAAGTTTATCCATTAATCCAATATTTTACTTGCATATTCCATTATTTTTCCCTTAATTTGCATCATGTTACTATAAACAGAACCAGAGAGTCGTAACTCCTTTTTAATTAACGGTGTTGCGACTCTTTTTTTTTGTCGTAATGTCAATGTATAACATTTAAAACAAAAAAAGTATGTATGAAAAATTAAAAACAGGTAGAGAAGTGACTATTGTGACTAATGTTGGTGAAGTTCTTCAAGGTAGAGTAAAATGTAGATTTGGGATTGGGACAGAGGCGAACTTTTCTCCTAACACCGAAAAAATTATCTTGGAAAATAAATTTGGACACAATCTGGAGATATTGTTGTCGGCTATAAAAGAAGTGAAGTAATCTATTAAATTAAATGCACTTTAAAGGGTTCCGGCTATGGCTGGAACCCTTTCATTTTTACGTATTATTTATTACTTATTTTGTATTACTTATATTTTCCGTGGTTTTTGCTTGCCAATCCAAATATTCTCCCTATATTTGCAGTGCTGTACATTCTGAATAGGCGGAGAGATTCGCCAACTATGCCGTTGGCATTTTTTATGCCCATGGTATATCATATAGTTCCGACCCCCGTGTGGAGCGTTAATGCGCCCACTGCCTATTCAAGGTGTACAGCAACGGGAAAGCGGAACTTTCTTTTTTTAGTAAACTCTTAAAATTTTGGGCAGAAGTTCCGCTCCCGTAATTTAATCAACATATTGTTTAACTTCATTTTAAATGCTGTACAAAATGAAAAAACAAACCAATCTCCAGCTGCAACAGGCAGCATTGTCAGCCCTTGGTGTATGGCTGAATAGTGATAATTCCTTGTTCTCTGCAATCGTGGAGAGCGCAGTTTCTAATCGTCAGGTTCTTCTGATTGGCCACGCTTGCCTTGCTTTCTCTGCATTGGTGTGTGCTGCTTCCTTGTCGGCCATGGCAGCTTTGGTAATGTTGCTTTGGTTCGTTGTGTCGTTATCTCTTTGCAAGAAAGGAGGTCTTAGATGATGTTCTTCATTTCTAAAATCAATTCTTACTCTTGCGTCAACAATAAAGGTCGAGAAGTCCAAAAATGGTTGGAGTCATTCGCTCATCATCTTATCCCAAATGAATTGTCAAAGGATGCTTGGATAGAGGACCTTCGTTTAAAATTGCAGGATTTTGATGAACAATTCCCACGATCAATACCTCTTTTCTTGGATAAAACCAGTGTTGATGCTAAAACACCACACCATTTCACCATATATCCTAAGAACCATCCGGAAAAGTATGTGGCGACTTTCGACATTCACAAAGTGGTTGGCGAGTATCGATTCAGCGAGAAGGTTTCAATAAGAGAGGTGAAAGGAGGTATCCGATGAATGATGTGAATGTGAATGGCATTGTATTGGATGATACTGTCACCAAACAATTGGCTGAATTGCAAGATGACTATGCCCGTGTCTTGTCCGACGGATTGGGTAATATCATGGATTGTATTCTTGGGGATTGTATGATTGATTCCCGTTGTGGTGAAAAGAAACTTCTTGAGTATCTGCAAATCATTCATTCAACTCGCAAAGCGTTGATGAAGCTTGTTCCGGAGAAGAAAGGGGGTGAGCAATGAAGATTGTCTATACCTTGAAGAATGTGACTGACCTGGAGTGGGCATTGGCCATTGCTGCAGAAGTGAAAGCTGAGGTGGGAATTACTCCGGACTATATAGAAACTGATAGAGGCGAACGAGTGACATATGACCGTACGGACTTCAAGCGACTGGAGAAAGGTGATATTGGTGATTCGGATTACATTGACAGACATAGGTTTCTTGCGGATAAATGAGTATCTTTGTAAAAAGATTTGCGTATGAAGATATTCGATAAAGAAGAAATGGTAAAAGCCATTGAGAAGTTCAATGGAGTGGAATGGTTCTTGAACAAAGGAATCGTTTCATATGGGTCAAGCAAGGATAATGTCTGTATCCATTATTTGTTATGGCATTCGTTGAATGATTTGGGGAAGGTGAAATTCGTGAAAGGATTGTTCTTTCACCTCCAAGCGAAAGCAGCCTTTGACGGGCAGGTGAAGCCCCAAAAACTCCGTATTATGATAGATTATGGTGAGGAGCTGAATGAATATGACCGATTGGGGATTATGTTTCATTCGGTATTTGTTCCTGATGTAGGTTTCTTGCCTTGTGATTGAAATACATTAGCTTGGTAGCACAAATATAAATTCGGTCCTGTTTGCTCGTGAGAGTAGGCAGGGCTTTTTTTGTCCTTTTATTTGGGTGAGGTGTATGGTAATTTTGTAGCATGGGAGTTATGAAAAGACAAGCCGAAGCATTGAGTAACCGGGGAGGGTGGAGACAGAAATCAAATTCCTTGGCTAGTCGGGCGTGGCCGATAGAAGTGAGCGTGGAAGGCGATACGGGTATCACCCAGCGTCATCAGCGTGAGCAGGACAAGAAGGCAGTGGCGAAGTTCAACCGTCAGGTGAGGGCTTGGGGCAAAACCGTGAATGCCGGATTGGTGGCCAGTATCGGGCAGCACATAGACAAGGATGTGCAGCTCTCTTCCAGTCTGAAGCAGAACTACCGCCACTACGGCAAAACTGTGCGTGAGGGTGAGGAGATAACCAGTATCGGCTTCAGTTTTGCCGAAGAAGGTATCTATGTACATCTGGGGGTAGGCCGTGGTTATGCCATGGAAGGCGGTACTCGAATCATCACCAAGAAGACGAACCGCGAGGATCTTCGCAAGCCGAAGGACTGGTTCAACGTGGTGATCCGTCAGCACATTGATTCCTTGGGTGAGATAGTGAAAAATTATTGTGGGGACTTGTACTTGAATGCGTCCCGAATATATATCAACCGATAGTTATGAGTGAGACAAAAAGAATTGGAGACTTTCATTTTGTGCCTACCGAGGTGGGCACATACGCCGTGCGGATGGAGGGCAGTCTGAATGATACCTTCGAGCGGTTCCTTAGCTTCGATGCCACCAGTTGGGACATGGATCCTGTTACGGTGGCCGGAGTGCGTGTCGTTCCATGGGGAGCGGACAACAACCTGCCCAAGAACATGCGCCGGATACTGGAGAAAAACAACCTGGCACCGGGTATCCTTGACCGCAAGCTGGGCTTGATTTATGGGCAAGGGCCGATGCTCTACACACTGGAGGTGCAAGAGAACGAACGGGTGCAGAACTGGATACAGGATGAAGAGATACAGGACTGGCTGGAGAGTTGGGACTACCGGGGCTTTATCCGACACATGCTCATGGAGTACAATCACCTGAAGGGTTGCTTCGTGAAATACCATTCGGGCAAGGCTGTCCGTCTGGGCAAGCCTTGGATTCACTCGTTGGAGTGTGTTCCTTCGGCTGACTGCCGGCTTGTCTGGCCCAAGAACGATTCACGACGGGTGGATGATGTGACCGATATCATGGTAGGTGACTTCGATGCCTACACGAATCCGAGTTACAAGCTTTATCCCGTATTCGACAAATGGCATCCGGCACGTCACGAAGTAGCCATGAAATACCATTCGATGCGTAGTTTCGGACGCAATTTCTATTCCCTCTCTTCCTTCTATGGTTCCGTGCCCTGGATGGCAGATGCCAATGCCTTGCCCGAAATCATCGCTTATCTGAACAACAACATGATAGCTGCAGCCTACATCGTTCATGTACCGCAAGGCTATTGGGAGGAGAAACGCCGTTTGATAGAAGACAAGCAGCCGGATCTGAACGAAGCACAGATTCTACGGAAACTGGACGATGTAAAACAGACGCTCGCCCAGCAGATATCCGAAGTGATGGCGGGCAAGAACAATGCCGGCAAGTTCTTCATGTGTGTGGATTTCATTGATGTGGATGGGCATGAGCAGAGCTGGAAGATAGAGCCTATCGAAATGAACATTGACAAGTACATCAAGGCACTGACCAATATATCACGCATTGCGGATTCTTCGACCACTTCGGGACTTGGACTGAATCCGGCATTGGCCAACATCATCATCGACGGTAAGGGGGACAGCGGTAGCCAGATGCTTTATGCGCTGAAGCTGTTCTATGGTGCCGATACGCAGATTCCCGAAGATATCGCCTTGGAGGCTATCAATGACGCTATCCGCATCAATTTCCCTCACAAAAAGGGCATTTTTATGGGGCTTTACCGAAAAGTCATCAACAAAGAGGACAATGTTACTGCCGAAGAACGTGCCACCAACCAAGTATAACCATGGAAAAGACAGAAATCATTTTCCCCGATTGTTGGGAAGAACTGACACCCTCTGAGTGGCAGTATCTATTGAAGCTCCGTGGCAGACTGGAGAGTGACAACCGCATCAGCCTGATGGATGTGAAACGCAAGTGGGCTTCTTTTGTGTTGAGAGGCCGCGGATGGCGTGAGGGATTCCGTGCCGTAGAGCCATTGGTGGTGCTGGAGAATGCTGCCAAATCCTTGGACTGGATGTGGAAGGAGTATGAGAACGGGGTTATCGAACTGACCTTTGATTCAACTGAACAACTCTTGCCGAAATGGAGAAGGTACCGTGGCCCGAAATCACATGGCGCTGACTTGACTTTCGGGGAGTTCCGTCATGCCTTGGCCTATTGCAACAGCTATACGCAGGAGCATCGTCCCGAAATGTTGACAGCCCTGTGCGGTGTACTTTACCGAAATTCCGGCAACAGCAAGTTGGGGCAATATCGTGAACCGTTCAATGCCAATCTGATACAGTTGTACTGCAACCGCATCCATAAGATGCCGGACTTCCTGAAGTGGGGAGTGTATGCCTGGTTCAGCAGCTTCTGCCGGTTCCTGACCGAAGGGACGTTCATCATTGACGGACACGAGGTGTGTTTCGCACCCGTTTTCAGCCGTTCGAAGAGTGAGGATGTGACAGATCAGTCGTTGGGACTGAACAGTATCCTGTTTTCCGTGGCCGAAAGCGGTGTGTTCGGTTCGGTAAGAGATACCGATGATGCACCTTTATTGCGGGTATTGATGAAACTATTGGATGACCATAACAAGGCGGAAGCCTTGAGAAAGGAGATGAAGAAATGATATTCAACAAAAATAACAATGGGGCGCAAGAATTGCGTGACCTGACTGGCAACTATTATGCCAACAATGACTTTAATAAGATAAAGAGTGACATCAAGGCAGCGGCTTATTATCTCTGCAAGGTGGTGGGTGATGCCGTATATGAACGTGCCATAGATGCGTATTTGGATGATGAAGAGTCCGGTACCGGTGAGGCACAGGTTGCTGATGTACAGAAATTCGTCGAGTTGGTTCAGCGTCCTATTGCTATCATGGCCACGCTCCGGATGTACCGCAAGAATGACGTTTCGCATGAAGACAGCGGGCGCAAGGTGGTAGTGACCAGTGACGGTACCGACAAGATACCTTGGGAGTGGCAGTTGGACCGTGACGATGCCATTCATATGGAGGAATACTATCAGGCTGTAGAACAGTTGATAGATTATCTCAACAAGACTGAGCTGAAGGAATGGATGGAGAGCGAGCAGAAGAAATTGGCCGATACGCTGCTGATCCGTAGCGGTCGAGAGTTTGACAAGTACTTTCCCATCCAGTCGAGTGAACGGTTGTATTTGCTGATGGTTGGATTCATCCGCGAAGTCCAGATGCGCTTTATTCGTCCGGCATACGGTATGGATAAATGGGCGGATTTGTTGGGCGACCGGTCTACACCTGAGAACGAAGTGCGTTTTGCGGCATGCAAAGCGACCGCCTTGCTCAGCATGTCACTTGCCCTGCTCAGAATGCCGTTACAGCTGATTCCGGGCGGTGTAGTACGAAACTACATGAGTGAGAACGGGATGCGCGAATCTCTTCCTGCTTCATTGGATGATGTGAAACGATTGGCTTCATGGCTAGAGCAGGATGCCAAGGACTGGATAGTCCAGATGAAGGATTTGAGAGACGGGAATACGGGTGACATCAGTCTGCTGCCCGAGAATGACAGACGCAACAAATTCTGCTTATTATGACGATACTGCAACAACCTTCGGTCAATGAAGTGGCCATGAACATGACCGACTTCATTATCGATACGGATTCTACCATACGTTTCAGTGTGAAATATGGTGACAAGACCATATTGAGTGAAGACTATGTGCCGGATGCCAACTGGCAGGTACGTACGCACAAGTTGGGCAAGTTCCTGGCACAAGCCTTATGGGGACTTTGGCCAACTTCCAACGTGTTTGACCAGAATCATCTGAAGGATTCCTTTGATTTCTACATTGACGATGTGCTGCAATGCTCCAGTAATGTCGTGTATTCATGCCGTTATCTGAAGAACGTGATGAATCCCGTATTTTTGACGAATGGTAACATCAAGATTACCCGTCCGGGTGTAGCGGAGTGGCTGACGGTAAATGCAGCCGGAGTGAACGTAACGGTGAGCGGTGTAGATGAGTATGGTGCTTTGCTGACTGTTTCCATGGGTACGGTGTCGGACGTGACTACCTTCAACGTGAGCGTGGACCGAGTAACGACTCTGTTGGGCTTTGCTCCGGTGGGTGAGTATATCATTAAGGCCGGTACTGCCGAGTTCTGCTATGTGGTGGACCATAATCACTATGCCGAAGTGTTCCAGTTCCGGTACCGCAACGTGTACGATGCACCCGAAGTGCTTTCCTGTGTGGGTGATGTGAAGTTGAAGGGTGCGGAGAAAGCATCGACGGGATATTTGTATGGTGTGGAACGGAAGTTTGATGTTCGTGCCAACGATGAATATACCGCCAACAGTGGCGTGATTTTCCTCGGTAGTGAGTACAAGTATTGGCACGACTTTCTGAATACTCGTGAAGCGGAGATATTGATCGATGGTGAGTGGTACCCGATTATTGTAAGTAAACAGAATTATGAACGCGAGTTCCGCAAGGACAGGCTGAAGGCTGTAGAATTTTCCTTCCGCTTTGCGGATCCCGACCAAAACGGACTGATATGATACCGATTTCGAGATTCAGAGAATGGTGCATCGAATTGATGGCCGAGGTGAATGCCGGTGAAGTGCGGATAGAACACCTTGTGATGGGGGTGGACGAAGGGCATATCGTCAAAAAAATCAAAGACAAGAAGGGGGTGTGTCTGTGCGTGAACTATCCGGATGCTGTGGGTGACGGGACTGACGACAATGCGACGGACGTCCAGCCCGTGTATTTCTTTGTGGTGGAGAAAACGAATCCGGGCAGCCAGACGGATGATGCCGAGATGCTGCACTATGGAAGGTTGCAGGATATTACAAGACTGCTCCGTAGCACGGTGCGCAATTATGCGATGGGCAACTGTCTTGGGGTTCAGATAGACCTGACAGACAAGATTGAGTGGGAGTACCAGATATTCGGAGGCTTCAACGGCCTTTCGTTGGGTATCAAAATAACGGATGTGAAATATGGTTAGCCTGTACATTGACGGCACTCCGTTGGTATTGCCATCGGATTTTGCCACCGAAATCAAGATAGAGAACTCGTTTTTTACCAAGAACGGGGAATATACCTACGACTTCAAGATTCCCTTGAACAACCCGACCAATGCAGCCATGTATGCCCATTTGCACCGGTTGAACAACGTGAGCGAAATCAAGGAGAAACGTCAGGCGGTGCTGATGGCCGACAACCGCTGCTACATCAACGGTACTGAAATCATCACCGACTGGACGGATGACTCCGTTTCCATTCAATTGGCATCGGGTAATAGTGAACTGAATTACTTGATAGGGGCAAGCCTCCAAGTGTCGATCCTAGATATGGGCAAGGTGGAACTTAGTGATTCGACGGGGCGTGTGACCTATTATACACAGAGCCTGCAATACAATTATCCGCAATTTGATTATGTGGCTGCTCCGGTCAGTACACCGACTGGAATCATAAATGAGTGGCGGTTCGGGATGACATCTTCGGGATATTCATTGCGTCTGGCAGATGATACCATTCGCATTGTACAGCCTTACCTCTGTGCCATTGTTCGCCGGATGTTGACTGCTTTAGGTTATACCATTGGAGTGAACCAACTAGAAGAGAGTCGATATAGTCAGTTGATTGTGGTCCACGATGTAAATACCTTGGAATATGCCAAGATGCTGCCAGGCTGGAGTGTGAAGGACTTCTTCGAGAACCTGGAACGGATGTTTAACCTGGTTCTGGTGGTGAACAACAAGAATCGTACAGTAGATATCATATTCGCCAACAAATTCTATTTGGCTGCTGAAGAAGTGCACTTGAGTGCGGTAGAAGACGATTTCGAGGTTGATGTGAATGAAGACAATACCGAACTGATGACGAATGCCAACATAGGCTATGACCTTCCGGATTCAGAATATTTCCGTTATGCCAAGATGAGCGATAGCCTGGTGAATCTTTGCGATATAGTGGAATATCCAAGCCTATTTGCATTAGGGGGTTACTTCAGGGACAGTACGCCGATGCGTACAATTGGTATTGATACCAGTACAGGAAGGCAATATGTGTATCGTCCTTATCAGTTGCCGATCTTTCAAGGTGGTTACTATCCGTTGCGTGAAGTGAATCAGTATGCAAACATGGACAAGGGTGGTAAAGAAGTGACACTGAAATTCATTCCATGCGCCCAAGTGTTTCATATCATTCCATGTTATGATGCGGGGGGTAAGAGAGTTGGAGATTATCTTTGGCACCTTCTTTCTATTGAAGGTAATACGACGGTTGAAGGAGAAGACGTTTCTACCTTAAATATGACCGAACTGATTGAATCCGGCAAGACGGAGAGTAGCCGTTCGGGTAGTGGACGTTTGAGCTTGGCTTTCTGGCATGGTTCACGTACAGAGAATTCCATTGGTCCGGCTTTACCAGTGGCTTATCCATTAGCAATGAGTGACAATATGTTCCATGTGTTGACTGAAAATATTGAAAGTACTCCTGTTTCTGTTGTTGGATCGGAGTATTCCCTCCGATTGCCGGTTCTGGATGCAGAACTGTACAGTGGTGTATATGATATCGATACGACCAAGGCATACAAGTTCTATACTTCGGATCCTAACCTTCCGGATGCACATCGGATATTTGTGATACGAAACAAGCGTTTCGTATGTCGGGAAATGAATTTTACCATTGCCCAAGGAGAGAAGCAGAAACGGTGGAGCTTGATTTGTTATCCTATCCATATAGCGGATACCGAAGCATATAAACGATGGATTCTGACAGATGGTAAATGGCGTGACGGGGGTGTGTGGCTGGATGACGGACGATGGTTGGATGGATGAATCTTTATTATCTTCTATATTTTGAATTTTTCTTGTGCCTTGCTTGCTCGTGAGAGTTAGCAGGGCTTTTTTGTGTCCTTTTGTAAGGTATGGCAAGCAGCTACTTTTGTCAAAAAGATAGTTTGAATAATGGGTGTAAGTACAAGTGATTTCAGAATAGCGCTCCGCATAGACAATGCGGATGCTGCACGCAAGTTGCAGGAGACCAAGAATGAGATAGCCAAGCTCAAGGAGGAAATGTCCCGGATGAAGAAGGAGGGCAAGGATGGTACGGATGAGTACAAACAGATGAATGCCACCCTTGACGAATTGAACAAAAAGGCTAGGAAGCTGCGTGAAGAAGCGGGCAAGACTGGATATACCTACAATGAACTCCGACAGAATGCATCCAAGCTCCGACGGGAACTGAACAATACGGTACCAGGTTCTGAAAAGTGGAAGCAATTGCAGGCCGACCTGAAGATAGCGGATGCTCGGCTTAAAGAAGTGCGTGCCTCGGCTCAAGGTACCAGTTTCTCTTTAGGGAAATTGGCAGATGGATTCAACCGTTATGCCGCCATCGGTGCCAGTGCCGTAGCTACGCTGACAGGTATGGCCTTGACGGTACGTGGCTGTGTGAATGAGTTTGCCGAAATGGAAGAAGCCGAAAGCCAAGTGACCAAGTACACCGGTATGACCAAGGATGAAGTGAAGGCACTGAACGAGGAGTTCAAGAAGATGGATACCCGTACACCACGCACGGAACTGAACGAATTGGCAGGTACAGCCGGACGCTTGGGCATCCAAGCCAAGGAGGATGTACTGGAATTCGTGGAAGCGGCTGACATGATCAATGTAGCGCTTGGTGAAGACTTGGGCGAGGATGCCATCAAGAACATCGGCAAGCTTTCGGACATGTTCGGTGATT